TGGACAGTATACTTTTAGTTATTTAGTCTTAAACTTTGCATAAGAAAGTGAACGTAGGTAATCTATCTCATCATTCTGTATGACATGTAGGTATCCTACTATTTCATTCCATGTATAGTTCCTTGATGTTCCCCAATGAAAGTTAAGTCCTCTGAATCCCCACCTATCCACATAGGTAACAGCAACTAGAGGGAACTCATCAAATACACCAGGAGTTTTAGCATTATATACAAAGGTATAGTAGTTACCTGCATCAGGAATGATCTCTGTCTGAGAGAATACCTCCATGATGTTCATCATAATATCATCAGCATCACTTAGTTCTTCAATTTGTTCTTGAAGTTCTTCTGTTCTTTCTGACATTATTTGATACCTAATTCATCTTCTGTGATTAGTTTGAATTCAATTCTTCTATCTAAACAATACTCTTGTGCTGCTTTCCACTTAGCTTGGTTCACAGCATAGGTTGTAAGTTCATACAGATATGATTTAGTTACTCTAGATTTTTTCTTTGGTGGTCTTGTTTGCTTCTTTGGTTTTACCTCAACCACATAAGTTTTGACACTACCATTAGTTTCTCTCACCTTCATTAGAAAGTCTGGGTAGTATCTATGAGGTCTTTTATCTACAGGAGACATGTATGGTATACTTATCTCTTCAGAAGCCCATGCTATAATATTTTCAGTCAGGTCACAGTATCTACAGAACTTACGTTCCCAACTACTACGACATATTATATTATTGTAATTGCCTTGATATTTTTGAGGGTGCTTTGGTTTGTACCTACTCTTAATACTTTCAGCCATCTCTTATACATAATATATAATCTAAAATATTTATAGATGGCAGGTGTTCGTCCAGAAAAATTAAGATTAAGTGATATAAAATCTAGGTTACTGAATGTAGCTCAGACATCTCAGTATCGTCTAACATTATCTGTACCAGCAGCAGTTAGATCTAAGGTATCTGATTTAAGTTCTTTGGATTTTGATAACATTAGTTTGTCTTGCTCAGAAGCAAACCTTCCAGGTTCTTCATTAGCAACACATGATGTCACTAATGATTATCATGGTGTAAGTGAGAAGATGGCTTATAGAAGAATCTATGATGATGTCTTGGGGTTGACATTCTATGTTGATAGAGACTACAATGTAATTACATTATTTGAAAGGTGGATTGATTATATAAGTGGGATTACAGATCCTCAGACTTATAAAAGTCCTTTTGCTAATCAAAGAGTATCCTATCCCAAAACATATAAGAATGATATATTTGTAAGTAAATTTGAAAGAGATCACCACTCTGATGAGTCTAGTATTAGGAAAAAGATATTAGAATATACTTTTGTTCAAGCTTTTCCTAGAGACATTACTGCTATTCCAGTTTCATATGAAGCTAGTCAAGTTTTAAAGTGTAGTGTTTCCTTCTCCTTCATTAGATACGTGGTAGAGAAGCAAGACCTTACAGGAAATGTGGTTGTTGCTTCATAAATAAACTACATCATAAAATATTATGCCATTACCAACTATTGTTACGCCAACCTATGAACTTGAGTTGCCATCTTCAGGAAAGAAAGTTAGGTACAGACCTTTCCTAGTTAAAGAAGAGAAGTTACTTGTCTTAGCACTGGAGTCTGAGGATACAAAACAAATCACTACTTCTATCAAAACAGTATTGAAGAATTGTATTGAGACTAGAGGAGTAAAGGTAGAGTCACTACCTACTTTTGATATAGAATATTTGTTTCTTCATATCAGAGGTAAGTCTGTGGGTGAGGAGATTGAAGTTAATTTAATATGTCCTGATGATGGAGAGACTAATGTTCCAGTCACAATTAATATTGATGATATTAAAGTTCAGAAAGATAAGACCCATACTAAAAAAGTTAAATTAGATTCTGAATTAACAATGGAGATGAAGTATCCTTCATTGGATGAGTTTATTAAAAATAATTTTGATTTTACTGATGATCTGGATATGGATTCTTCATTTGATCTAATAGCATCTTGCATTAATAAAATTTATAATGCAGATGAAGTATGGTCAACATCAGATTGTACTAAGAAAGAAGTCAAAGATTTCTTAGAGCAGATGAATAGTCTACAGTTTAAAGAGATTGAAAATTTCTTTATCACTATGCCTAAGTTATCTCACAGTATAAAGTTTAAGAATCCTAAGACATCTGTTGAGAACACTGTAGTATTAGAAGGGTTATCGTCTTTTTTCGCGTAGCAATGGTTCATATGGATCTGGAGAACTACTATAAGATTAATTTTGCTTTGTTACAGTTTCATAAATATTCATTAGCTGAAGTTGAAAATTTAATTCCTTGGGAAAGAGACATTTATATTGGTATGCTTCAACAGCATCTTGAGGATGAGAAACTAAAGCAACAACAAAGAAGTAACTAATGGCTCCAGCTACCACCAGTCCTGTAAAAATACTTTCAGATCTTGGATATGAGATTTGGGAGATGGAAAGTGATGCTGATATGCTAAAAGCATTGATAGAGGCTATTAATAATTTGACTGGGGATAATCCTAGTGATAATCGTATTCCTATACTACAAGAAGCAATACAAGCAATTAGGGGACCTAAGTTTAAGGTTAAGAGGACTAGGTTGAATGTAGAAAAGGTATTAAATAAAACTCAACCTAGACTTGAAGGTCAGAAGTTACAGCAAGATAGTAGAGAAGTTCAGAGTAATAATGATTCTCTATCTGAAACATTAATACCTAGACTAGATAATATTTCTTCTGCTTTGAGTACCATAGGTACTATTCTTGCATCACAATTATCTCTTGAAAGAATTGCATATAGAAGAAAAAGAAAAAGAGATTTGATAAATGAAAAGAGACAGAGAGAGAAAGACTTAGAGAAGGAAGGTGATACTGTAGGTAAAACTATAAAGAAAATTATATCTCAACCAATTAAAAGTTTTGGAGAGAGACTTCTACAATTCTTAAAGAGTATAGCACTGGGTGCTGCTGTCTTATCTCTTTATAAGTGGCTTCAGGATGAAGAGAATTTAAATAAGATAAAGACAATAGCAGATTGGTTGGGTGATAATGGTGGGAAACTTATTAAATCATTAATAAAGTTGGGAAGATTAGGAGTAGCATCTAAGATTGGTAATCTTCTTAAAAAAGTAGGATCTGTTTTCACTGATTTTCTTTTTGTAAAACCCATTAAAACTTTAACTGAAATTATTAGAAGATCTATAAGTGAAGTTCTTTCTGGAGGAGCTAAGGGAATTAAGGGACAACAGATGCTTAAGACTAGAAACCAAATGAAAGCTGTTATTGAAGCAGCATCTAATATAAGAATAGGTAAGAATAAACTTGGATCAAGTTTACTAGGTAAAGTAAGTCCAAAGGAATTAAGTACACTTACAAATGAAAATATAATAACATTTTTAACTAGAAGGGG